AACTTTTCATTGTCCTGATTGGCAGGATTAGAAACTCTGGCAATATGTGCCATGGTTTTTTCTGCGTCAGGTGTAACTGTTACTAACTTTACATCCATTACATTTCTTCTTGATCTGCATAGGTGACACGGTGTTCACCACCATTAACATAAGCAGTAGGATCAGAATAAACTTCTGCTTCTAACTCCTCAATAACAGTTTTCAAATTCTTAATGATAAGTTTTAAGTGGTTCTTGTCCATATCAAATAAAATAATTAAAATTAATCACACATCTACGAAGTTCATCAGTTGGTGAGCATCCAGCATGTTTAGTATTTGAATTAAATACTACCATACGATTAGCTAAACTGTCAACCTTTGTACCATCTTCAAATCTGGTATAACCATCATTACTATTTACATAGTATATCGAAGTGATACAATCGTCAACATCTGTATGAAGATCGTATTCTTGTCTCTCTGGTGTTCTCATATTTAGATTGGCTTTTATCCTGACAATAGAGACAGGTTCCAACTCATTTATGATGGGCATGAGATTATAGAAGAACTGACTTCTAGGTTCAAACTGTGCATAAAATACATGACAAAACTGATAATATCCATCATCAGGTGTGTTCACACCATTACCAAACTGCCATTGAAACGAAGAGTCCTCCATCATCATTTTGCGGAGGACTTCGTAATCGTCTGGTTTTAGGAAATCATCAATTATTTTCAAATTCTTCTGCCTCTTTCAATAGATTTGACACATATTTTTCTGTGCCATCCATAGTTTTAACAGCGAATAAGTTTGACTTCATATATCTCTTAGTCTTCTTGTACTTCTTGAGTAGTTTCTTGTACTCAGCTTGATCCATTTCGACTTTGCCTTGTTTGGCGTCACCTGAGTATTTACTACCAGCAACATTTCTACCATCTCCCATAGGAGATGAACCACTATATTCACTCACTTAGTATGTCCCCCTCGAAGTTCATCATGGCGAGTAAAGTGTCATAAGGAATCCATGCAGGCTCTTCATTGTTGAACTGCACTTCCACCTCTTTGATATTTTTTTGTAAGAATCTGCTGTAGGAGGTTCTTACATTCTTAACAACACTCATAGGATTAATCATTTTTTTCTTCTTTGGGCTGGTTTTGATGTTGTTTTCTTCTCTGGTTCTGGATTCCACTGTTTAGGATTCACTTGACCAGCAGTTTGTTTCCAACCTTTTAGTCCTTTTTTGTACTTATCATAGTAATGATCGAAGAGTTCTACTCCCTTCTGACACATAGTAATGTCATAGAAAGTCTTATCTTCTTCTACATACTCTATCAAATAAGCAGTATAAGGTAATTTCTTATTATCTGCTAATTTTGGATCACATTTTTCATGAAGTACCTTGATCATTAGGATCTATTCCCCCAAGTAATTTCTGGATATGCTTCTGCCACTAATTCTTTAGTGATACCGTATTTGGTATTCAATGCCTTGTCTTTTACAAGAACTAGAATCTCTGCCTCTGGTTGAGGTAGAGTCTGGAGCATGTTGATAAAGATTGTTTCTCTCTTGATCTTATTGAGTTGATCATCACCACCCTTCACAAAACGGTAGAACTGTCTTGCAGAATTGCGAATGGTAGTTCTTTGTGGCAGACCTTTATCTACACTCGCTTGAACATCACCCTCTACAGGTTGATATGGAACGTTACCTTCTGGTAGAACAGATATAACTGACTCATCAAAGTTCCATATCATCACCATTTTAAAAGAGTCGTCTCCGTGTGTGCGAAGAATATCTATCTTTTTGGCTTTTACCCTCTCAGAATCGACAGCTTCTAAGATTTCATGAACCATAGGATTAGGTGGCAGTGTCTTTTTCTTTACTGTCACTGTCCTTGGTTTTTTTGTTGCTGTAGTAGATCTTTTACGAGTTGCGGTAGTTTTTCTACTCCTCGTCGTCGTCTTCTTCGCTGTTGTCATTTTCAAACCTCACGGCTACTATTTCATCGGGAATGAGATTCCCATTTTCATCATACATTTCGGGATGACTAAAGGCCATACCTTGATTCTGTAAATTGATGTAATTATTTTGTTGTGCTAACCATCCTATTATACCACCTAACAGTAGAAACGTAAAGCATAACATGCTGAACATAACAAGAAGTACTGTAGTTTCCATTTTTACCTCCGAGGGTTAGTTTTTCTTTTTTATGTCTATCGATAGTCTAATCTCTCTGCCAAATAAGGCAAGCTTGATATCGAAGAACTTTGGTGTCTGTTTGGGCGGTTTCTTTTTGTCTCCTTTGAGTACTAATTCTACGCCTTTATTTATGTCCATATCGGGAGGAAACATGTTAAATTAATCTATGTTCTTTTAGATATTTTAAGGTTTCATTGGCGTTACCCAACTTCTTCCCATCCATGATTACCTGTGGTAGAGAGAGTGTATTTGGGAACTCACTCTCAAACTCCTCCTCTGTGTAATCTTTATGTAACTCCTTATACTCATAGTCTTTTCCTAAGAGTTCAAGGACGGTTTTTACCTTAAAACACATGGGGCACTCATTTTTTCCGTATATTGTAAACATAATTAAAACCTAATTAATTCTATTTTATGCCACTCATGGTCAAAAACTAATAGACTTCCGAGTGTTTCTTCGTTGTAGCATACTGTAAAGTATGTAGATAACTTTCTACCATCAAGTCCTCTGTTTGGAGTGTCACCTACAAAAAGAACCCGACCTTCTAGTGGTTTACCACCTAAGACTTCGGGCACTCTTACTATAGAACCTTCACGGATTGCTACAGTTCTCTCTGTATCTAAGAAAACTTTCTTCGATTCCTCTGGTATCGGTTTTACCTTGCGATACCCAGAGGTGGCAGAATTCGTACAGGTGGCGGACATTTTCGAGAGTGTTGAATTGTTTTAAAGAAAGAAATGCTTGTTGGCGTAACGCCATACGTTCATCATTATACCTTAAATCATTCATCCTTCTCTTGTTCCTTTTCCATTCTATCAATAGCGGTAGTCATCTTATCAAATAGACTATCTGTTGCTTGAATGTTATCCAAGTGAGCGATTATACCACCAAGTTCCCTTACAATATAAGGTTTCTCTACTCTTGCTGCAAACGCAAGTGCATCACGAAGATGGACTTCTGCCTTCTTGAGACTTTCTGAGGTTTGTTCTGATAGTGCCATTAGTCTTTCTTAATTGAGTTCCAATCGTCTTGGAATAATTGTAATCCCTTGTCGGTCAGAATGTGATTGTACATCTTGCCAAATATAGCAGGGGGCATGGTAACAACGTCTGCTCCTACTGAGAAACAATCTGCAACATCTTTCACATTTCTGAGTGATGCAGCAAGAACTTGAGTTCTTGACATGTGTTCTCTATATAGTTTCGCAATGTCTCCAACTAACTCTAAACCATCAAATGAATTATCGTCAACCCTTCCTACAAATGGTGAAATATATGTAGCTCCTGCCTTTGATGCTAGTATTGCCTGTGCAACTGAGAAACATAGTGTTACGTTTACTGTGAACCCATCACTACTCAATAACTTACATGCCTTCAAACCTTCTACGGTTAGTGGCACTTTGATAGTCACGTTCTGCATATCTTTGAACGCTTGTGCCTGTTCCACCATCTGCATGGCTTCCTCTGCAACTACCTCTGCTGATATGGATTCAAAAAATGGGAAGTCTCCCGATATTCTTTTGATTGTCTCTACTGGATCACCACCACTCTTAAGTATCAGTGATGGGTTTGTTGTCACACCGTCAATAAGACCTGATTGATTTGCTTTTTCAATGTCTTCGTATACGGCAGTATCAAGAAAAATTTTCATGTTTTGGTCGTTTGTTCGCTTTTTTAATAAGTTTGGCGTAGAGTACGTCTTCTCTAGTATAAAGGGTCGGATTACTTTTTGCAACTTTTATTAACCTCTTCGCCATTTTTCTTTGGGATTCAACACACATCTTGTATTTTTTCGTATCATTTCTTTACTATTTAGCACAGGTGATAAGTAAAAATACGCACTGGACTCAGAAGGAAAAGATTCTCTTAACTTTCTAACTACCAGAAGTTGTTTCTCAAGTTGGGTCATCTAGACTTTGTTTCTATCAATTTTGCAGTTTCGATCTCATCGCTCTCATCTGCGTTTGTATGATGAGTGACTTCTTTAAGTGTTCTGAGGTACTCTATAACGTGTTCTCTGATCTCCATGAGTTCATTGAAACAGTTTTGATTATGAGCACAACCACGGAGGTCAGGGTCTGGTTTATAAACTGATTCTGTGAAGAGATCTAGTGCTCTTTGATATCTTGAGGCATCAGATTCATCTTTGCCTATTGAATTTTGATCATGCATGACTATAAGTTGGGTTTTTCATTTATATATTTGTCAGCTCCAGTTATCATCTTCACTTTTTCTATCATCAACCATTGATTTTCTATTTCTTGAGCAAGATACTTGATTTGTTTTTCGTGTATCTCCTCCTTTTCTAATAGATAAGCAACAGTGTCAGAAAGCGTTTGCCTATTACCTTTTCCATCTTTTAAATAGATGGTATAACTGGATTTGAACTTACGGACTAACTGAACTCGTAATACCAAATATAATAAAATGTTAATTAG